TTAGGGATGATGTTTGGAAGCAAGCGATTGATGTCATCCACTGCGATAACTAGGCGCAAAGTATCGACGGTATAAAAGCCTCGCTCGTTCATGACGTTCTGACCACGAACCTGTTGGGCCAAAATTACTGGCATCTTGATTGGCTCATCCCAACGACGACCCTTGCCATCGGTCTGGTTAGATACGTCGTAGATTGGGTCTACATAATCGTCGTAATTATCAATAAGGGCTGAAGGATTCCAGACCCACCAGTCGACAACTGTGCCTACAGGGTCCCTGAGTTCATCAACCATGCCCTCATCCATCGACATAGTTTCAAAATCAATTTTGAAACGGCCTTGGACTTTAGAACCTCTCATAAGCCATATTGTTCCCTATTTTAATAGGGATAAAGGGTCAAAGGTTTAGTATGCCCTACCTTTATGCTGGGGTCTGCCATAGGGATATAGCCTGCTGCTAATAAGTTTTGAAAGAAGTTAAAGTCTTCCCCCTGTAACCTTTGCACCATTTTGTTGTCTATAGCCAGAGCATGCTCAGTCACGTAAAACCAAGGGAACTTTAACGATTTTAAAGCCTCAAAAGAAACACAGGTAAACCCAAGTCCTGAATTACTTACCGGAAAAGGCTCTGTTTCTCTAGAAAGTTCTTCTTTGGTTAAAAATAAGGGTTCGTTAAGTTTTCTTACTGAAACTTTATAGTTGTCTTTAAACGCATAGACACCCACTGTGACATCATGTGGAGATTCGATTAGTTTTTTAAAGTCGTCTATAGTCCATACCATATCGCTATCAATCATGATTACTTTTTTACATATAATTTTTCCATCAAATACTTCTGCTGATTTGAGTGATTCTGGAGTATGTTCATATCTTACAAACTGAGAACTTGATAACAACGTATTTCTAACGTCAGATACTACAGAGGAACGAGCAAAAAAGAAACAAAACTTTTTTCCTAAAGAATAAAGGTAAGAAAGAGTTGCAGACCAAGAATGTAAAAATTCCATGTTAAAAGAGTCTCCAGGAACTAAAATCACATATTCTAAATCCAAAATTTCTGGAAGTTCTTGTTCTTGAGAAGACCTATTTACTATTACTGTCATTGAATGCCCTTTCTAATGCTTTCTTACGAATTTCTGCGTAAGGCTTTAGTTCTTCGCCCAACTTTACCCAGTCTTTTACTCGTTGTTCCCAACCAAACACTTGATTTGCTGCATTTATCTGGTTAGTAGAGTCCCATCCATTTAAATAATTTTCTATTGCTAAGTCTAACTCCTTAGCAAAGACTTTTGCATGTTCCTCTAAGTCAGGTATATATTGATACTGATGTGTGAACCCTATACCAGTTTCTATAAGGGCTCCGTAATTTGACGTTAGACAATAGCAACCAGCAGATAATGCTTCCATTAATGATATGCATGAGGTCTCTAACCAAGTGCAAGGATAAGCATAGATGTGCATATTTTCTAAATCTTTTCGTAGAACATCATGCTCTACTCTTCCGTGAAATACTAACCTATCGTCTTTGGGAATCGTAATACTGTCAATATTTCTGTAAATATGAAATTTAACAGGATGGGTTGTTTTTAGGTACTTTAAAGATTTAAATAAAACGTTTAAGCCACGATACTGGTCAGCGTTATACGTTATGTTTATAACTTCAGTAGATGGTTTTGTGTGTTTAGGGATTGGTTCTATGGCATTTTTTACTACAAAAACTCTTTTTTCATCTATGAACGGAAAGTAAGATAGGTAGTGTTGGGCTTGCCAGTTTGAAACAAACAGATAAGCGTTTATAGAAGAATTTCCTGAGTTTATTATAGCAAATACCGACTCATTTACCTCTAGATGAACCCATGCAACAGTAAACCTTAAATCTGGAGTAAATTTACCAGGAAGCAAATTCCAGTTATAGGTTTCAAAATCAGGAACTAAAGGTAAAACTTTTTCTTTCCAAATGTCTGCTGTTTGCTCTGTTCCAAACTGTTTTTCTTTTGAGACTATGTAGTCAAAGACCATGCTTATTCTCCGTTTTATATGCGATTAGTGAAGTAGTGTAGTACTACACTATTTTATTACTCCAAGTTAAACCCAGTAGCCTCTAGACTTCTCCTATACTCACGATACTCTTGTAATGGGTCTGAGTCTGTGTTCTTAGAAAATACAGAGCCATCCCATAGGTCACCACAATCTGCGTTTCCTGTTTCTTCGGTTATTTTAACTGGAATTTCGTTTACATCAATTAGTTCAACCTCAGACCCTTGCAGTACAAGAATACAAGTTACAACAACTCCGTTATACACGATGGCATACTTATCTTCATTCATTGAACTATAAACCTTTCTCCTGTCCAAGTAGAACCAATTTTGCCCCTACCTCTATCTTGTGAAAGTTGTACTAAAGATATGTCATATCCCATCTCATCCAAAATAGACTTGAAGTTATCTGGAGGTCCAATATAGTGGTCGATGACTATAGTATTGAACACTACTGCCCATACCATAGCCTCTTTAGCAGAGTACATACCGAGTTGTATCGGTACCTCTTCGTACTTATGTTTGTTTAGTAGAAAATTAGGCATACACCGGCTCCGCCTGTACCACCACTAGAGGTAACTGTGTAGGCTCCAGAACCGCCAACGCCGCCACCGCCACCACCACCGCCTCCTAGTCCTCCTGCACCGCCAGAACCAAAAGAGCCTGATGCGCTTCCACCCGTTCCAGGAGAACCATCACCATATGCACCAGCGCCTCCTCCACCACCTGCTCCATGTGTATTACCAACACCAGTAGCGATGGCATTTTGATTTAGGTTCCAAACGGTAGAACCACCTCGCCTTGGGCCGGTACTAATGTGTGTTCCGCCACCTCCACCAGCGGTGTAAAAAGCACCTGTACCTTCCCCTGGTAAATCCCAGTTTGTGGTTACGCTGTTCCAACCTCCCGCGGTACCTCCAGGTGCAGGACCCTGAGATGTCTGAGTCTGGAAGTTCTGCAATGAGAACGCTGAAAGTACTTGTGCAATTGCGCCCGTTGTAGTTGTGTCAAGAAGAAATCCAGCAGAAGCCTGGAATGTAGGGTCAACAAAACTACCGTAATTCGAAGAGTTACCAGTGTTTGTGGTATCTCTATAGGGTACAGCACCATCATTTGTGTGCCAACTGGCAAGGCTTCCAAGAGACACTCCGAAAGTAGAGGTTCTATTTGGTATGTATGCAAATTGGGCGAATGAACCTTGGTAAGACCTTCCACCAGCGCTTCCACTACAGCCCGCTATCGTAGTATTAAACTGAAGATTAGCAAAAGAAGAAGCACCCGTTAAACCATTAAACTGTACATTCGTAAAGTTAGTGTTTGCTACTGGTGTGTTTGAGTTGTTACCGCTACCACCTTGACCACCAGCAGCAGCCATGGACATGCTGCGATTGCTGGTTCCGTTATGGGAAACACTAAAGTACGATGGATTACCGTTTCCTCCAGGAGAGGATGCGGAAGTTGAACCAGTTCCTCCTGCTCCAATTTGGACATGGAACTGTTTACCGAACATGTTTCCTGCTACAGCACCCGCGCCTCCGCCTCCGCCTCCAGTTCCAACTGTGTTTGCTGATGCAGCACCTTTACCGCCACCACCACCACCACCAGTTAGTACTACAAAAAATTTTCTTGGGTTTCCTAAGTCATAGATTCCAGTTGTAGTTATGACTCGCTGAAGTCTGTAGCCTCCACCTGAGGCTGGATATACTGAAATTCCCATGTTATGAAATCTCCACTCCGCTAATATGAAAGTTAACTGAGGTTGCTGATGCGCCACCTTGGATTGTTTGACCAGCGGTAAGGACCTGTTTTAAGTCAATATATGCAGTTGAAAACGCATCGACAGTGGAAGTGTTGTGAATTAAAACTCCGTTTAAATATAGGGTAAAAGTCTGACCGGAGTTAGAGGTATTAGCAACTGCAATATTTGTTACAACAGCAGTTGTTGCGCCAGGAGTGGTGTATAGCGTAGTGGTAACGGTTGTTGAAGCCGCTGCTCTAGCCAACACCTTGGAAGATACAGCCATTAGTTACTGTCCTTTCGAAGGTTAATACTGGAAAGTATAGACTCTTATTTTAGGGCGAAATCCTAAACTCGTGATAGTGTTTTCTCATGAATTTGGTGCATAAATCGGTTTCTGAGGGCGGAAAATTAGCCCCTCTGATAGTTCCTCATAACCTGCCCGATAACACTGGCATTATGAACCCCTCAATCTTCTTAGATGATGATGGGGACATACTGGTCAATGTACGGTGCGTAAACTATACCCTCTATATCTCAGAAGAAGATGAGCGATTTTTTAGTCCCTGGGGGCCACTCACATATCTACATCCAGAAAAAGACCAGAGGCTAGTCACTTTTAACTATATGTGCCGCCTTGACAAGGACTTAAATCTAGTTAACTCCACACAGGTAGAGATGCTAAACCTGCACACGCCCATTTGGGAGTTCCACGGATTAGAAGACGCCCGTGTTGTGAGATGGGATGGGGACCTGTACATGATTGGTGTGCGCCGTGATACTACGTCCAATGGTCAAGGTCGCATGGAATATTCCAGAATTGAATTAGATAAAGATAAATGGATTGCCAAAGAGGTGTCCCGAGTGCGCATGCCCGCGCCCGTGAACGAAGACACTTCTTATTGTGAAAAGAATTGGATGCCAGTAATTGATAAGCCATATCACTTTGTAAAGTGGACAATGCCCACAGAAGTTGTGTGGTCTAACCCAAATGAACCAGAAACTAAACAGGAGATTGTAAAAGAAACGCCTAAATCTCCAAAAGACCAACGTGGCGGTTCACATGTTCTTAACTGGGGCGACTACTACATCTGTTTCACTCATGAAGTAGCGCTATGGCGCAACTATTTAAACCAAAAGGATTCAATTTATAGACATCGTCTTGTGGTTTGGGATAAGGAGTTTAACTTTTTAGGATTAAGTAAAGAGTTTGCGTTTATGGATGTAAAAATTGAGTTCTGCACAGGTGCAGCAATTCGTAACGACAACTTACTAGTAAGTTTCTCGGTAGCAGATAACGCTGCGTTTATTCTTGAAGTTCCTCATCACGTAGTAAATAGCATGATTACGGAGGCACTCGCATATGTCGGTTAAAGACCTTGCTATTGACCTTGCATCTAATACAAAAGATGCTAAAAAGAACTTTGCATTAGCCCAAGAATACGAGATACTGAACCAACACGCTTCTGCTGCTGGTTTCTATTTACGAGCCGCAGACCTTGGGTATAAGACCAACCCGCTAATGACTTATACGGCTCTTTTAAAGATGGCTCTATGTTTTTCTAGACAGAAGGACCGCACTGCAACTGTGGTCAACACTTTGCATCATGCTGTTACCTTTATGCCGTCTAGACCAGAGGCCTACTTCTTATTAGCAAGACACTACGAGAAGAACAAAGAATGGCAGAAGGCTTACACATTTGCAGAACTTGGTCTGCAGTTTGCAATGGTTGCGGTTCATGAACCAACTCCAGGATATGTCGAATACAACGGAGCCTACTGTCTTCTATTTGAGAAGGCTGTTGCAGGCTGGTGGATTGGGCGCAAGAACGAAAGTAAAGTCATCTTCCAGCAACTGCTAGATGAACACGAGATGTCGCCTGAGTATGTGTACGGATGTTTAAATAACATGAAGTTGTTCGCCTAATGTTCCCTAACTGGTTTAAAGACGTACAAAAGTATTTTCGCCACGTTCCAACGGAACATTTGAGAGTTCTACAGATTGGCACCTATACAGGTGATGCTACTGAGTGGCTA